AAGAGGCAAGAGTTAATGCTCGTTAATCCAGAACATTTTAGGGATACCGCCGTTCTTTTCCCATACTTTATTTTTGTTTTGAAACTTAACTAATTTATCTGCGTCTTCCTCAAAAAAGTAAGTTGCAATTATACTATTGGTAGGTTTTTCTTTAACCTGCCATAGTATTTTCCGACCTTTTTTAATCATACTTTTAGAATATGATAATTTAGGATAGTCTTTTCTTGGTCGTCTATCGCTTTTACTAAATCTTACTTTTTGTATTTTTGGCATAATTATTTAATAAAGAAATGATAAATTAATAATCCTATTATTAGACCTTCAATCCAGGCAGCATAAGCACACCATACTGGATACTTTCGTATTAGATTTATTTTCCAATTCCAAAGTTTTTTCATTTATATATCTCCTTTTATTGTGACCACTTAAATGTTTGTGTTATAGTAAAATTCTCTGAATTGTAATCTCCATTAACACTATCGCCATCTTGTCCAGTATTACCATATTTTAATGTAGTAGTATCTGGTTTAAATGTTTGACTTGAACATCCAGCTAATCCAATTATTAATAATAAACTAAATATAATTGTTCGCATATTTCATTCCTTTCTGTACTGTTAAAACTATAAGTGTTGTATATAGCATAGTTGATAATAATGTGTTTTGAAAAAAGGGTATTGCCATAGTATAGCACATTACTAAACCATCAATTGTTTTTGGATAATTATCCCACATAACCCATACTGCAAAATTAGTAATTATAAAAAATAGTACAGAAGATATAATTGCCATTACACCTAATTGAATATATTTTTTATTAAACTTCATTGACCAATTACTAATTAAAGTTGATAAACCTATTGCTCCATACACCCATAACATATATGGATGAAAACCTATAACTAAATCTGCAATAAACATTGCTAATAATGGAATTGACATTGCAATCCATTTATCTTTAATTATATATGGAGTAAAAATTGCTGTTGCTAAAATTGGTGTAAAGTTTGGTGGGTGTGGAATAATTCTCCCCAAAGCAAGAACACCTGAAATGAATAGAAATGTTATAATAGTTTTTATCATACTTTAAAATCTGAAAACTTATCATAAGGATTTTTTCCTTCTGGTTTACTTTCAGTTCCTTTATCTACTATATTTTGAGCTGTGTTTTGTACATCATATAATTTCATTTTTGATCTATCTACACCTACAATAAATGATCTATTAATTGCTGGGTCATTATATCTATTCTTTAATTGTTTTACTTTCATTTGACCTAGTTGTTCTAATTCCTCGTTTGATTGTAGAGCAAACATAAAGTCAGCCGTTGCTGGTAAACCAAAAGACTCTGCTGTATCTTCTAAACCAATATCTGTACTTGTATAACCAGTTCTAGTTGTTTGTGTAGCACTGAAAATAGGTAAATCAAACTCTACTGCTAGACCTCTTAATTCTTCAGCGATAGCCTTAATATAAAAGTATGATGATATATTACCACCTTTAAATCTACTTGAAGCACATATGTTTAAATAATCTATAAACAATACTTGTGGTTTAAAAGATTTCTTTAAAGCAAGTTCATTTAATAATGCTCTAAAATGTCCACTATGAGCAGACGCTGTTGGATATTCTTTAATGATAAATTGACCTTTAGTTTTATCTTGTAACCTTTTAAGTTTATCTTCGTATAAAGATTTAGGCATATCATGGAGATCGTCCATAGATACATCTAATAAGTTAGCGTCTATTCTTTCTGCAATTCTTTCCTCTGCCATTTCTAAAGTGATATACAATACATTTAAACCTTGTGCTAAAAAACTACTAGCACAATGACACATAAACAAAGACTTACCTACACCTGTACCTGCCAATGCAATGTTCAAAGTCTTACTTGGAACACCACCTTTTGTAATTCTATTAAAATAACTTAAATCAAATTGGAATTTTTTCTCTTTAGTATGATACCAATTAAATCTATCATCACTATCTGCCAAATAATCATGCCCTATATGATTATCAAAAGAAACTGCTAAGGCGTCAGCCAAGATACTTGGTATTGCCTCTGGTGATCTCTTGCTATCTTTCTTATCTAATATTTTAATACCCTCTAATACTGCATTATGGACTGCTCTGTCTTTACAAAACTTTTCTGTTGTATCAATCAGCCAATTCTGGTCAACATCTTCAGGATTTAATACTTCTAATAAATCTTTTACTGTTCTTACTTCGTCATCATTTAAATCTTTTCTATAACCCATTTCAACCATAATGGTTTCTTTGGTAGGAAGATTATTATACTTTGATACGAAAGCATATATTTCTGTAAACAAAATATTTTCTTCTCGTTTTGCAAAGTATATTTCTTTTAAGAAAGGTATAGCCTTTCTCATGTACGCTTCATTGTACATCAAGTTTCTTAATATACTTATTTCAATTCGTTCATTATTCATTTGTAAATTCTACCTTGCCAGAGTTTAGTTGTTCTTCCATTACTTCAATTAATATGTCACCGATATAATCTATAAACTCTTGATTTTCAATCTCTTTTGATTCTGGATTGGATAATATATCATAATCAAACTTCATTGGCAAGTGACCTTTGCTATCTTCTTCTTTTGCAAACGCAACTTTACCATACTTGTAGATTACATTTCTGTATTTTTCTTCAAGTAATTTTATCGCTGTGTAATCTGCACCAGTCTTTTGTGCAAATACAAAACGTTTTTTATTCTTCGTCTGATCCGTATCGGAATTTTTTGTTGGCATATTCATCTATTTGTTTTAATATTTCTTTTGTAAAATACTTTTCTGGATCGTCATTGATAGATTTACCGAACACCTTACCTTGTGGTGTTTCAAACCTTGTTGATACTTTCTTAAAGATACCAGCTGCTTCAGCCATATCTAAAAGTCCATAATGTTTATCAAGTCCGTGTTTGTAGGTTAATTTAACGTCTATCATGGCGTTTTCTTTTGTTAATCTAGATTTATAATTTTTACAATGTATAATATTACCAATTACTTCAGCACCGTCTTTCTCTTTACGTCTGCTTAAATAGATGATTGATGAGGCAGCGTATTTTAATCCTGAGCCACCTCCCATTTCTTTTTGTGGGAACATAGAACCAATAACATCGTAGGTGTGATTGGTCATTATCATAGGTACATTTGCTTTACCTAATTTTAAAGTTAATACTCTAAAAGTTGATTTGACTATTTGTGATCTAGTCATATCTCTTGTTTCTTTACCAGCGGCTGTATCTTCCATTTCTTTTGTAGTAGATAACATACCTAAACTGTCTAGAACAAACATTAAAGGTTGTCTTTTATCCTCTGGTTGTTCTAAATATTTGTCTATAATTTTTATTGATTGTGCTCTAAATTCTTGTACTGTTGATACTGGTACTACTACAGTTCTACTACCATCAACACCACGACCTTCAATCATGTCTTTTGATATAGCACTTTCTGATTCAAAATAAATAACACCTGCGTTTTTATTTTTGTCTAAAAAATTCTTTACAATGCCTAATGCGAAAAAGGTTTTACCTGTAGCCGCTTCTCCTGCAATTGCTGTGATTTTATTTGATGGTAATCCACCGTGAATACTGCCTGATAATAAAGCATTAAAAGAATAAGAGCCTGTATCTATAAAACTGGTAACGTCAGCGCTATCTATTCCATCACTGACTAAACCTGCATATTCATTTCCACTCTCTTTAATTATTTCTTTTAAAAAATCACTCATATTATCTCCTTTATATCATATCCACTTAAAATTGTCAAGCTTGATATTATCTTATTATATCTATTTTTGCCTCTGGTGTCCATATTTCTAATTCAGTTCTTAATCTATTTTGTTCTTTCAGTTTATTATACCGAGATTCAGCTTTCTTTTTCCACCAATCTATTATATTATTTAGGTGGAATTTATCCCAATTATCACCTTTAACTATTTCCTTTGTGTTGTCTTTTACTATATCTAGATAGTTCTTAATACCATAATCACTAACATAGTATCTTTTTCTTTCAGTTAGCTTCTTTGCATTATTTATAGTTGTATTAAATCTTTCTAAATCACTTCTGTTTAAACTTCTCTTTATTAAACCAATAATGGCCGTTGTTAGTTTTAACTTTCTACTAGAGGCGTCATCTTTAACAAGTTTACCTACAGCACTATCAACAAACGTTGCAAGATCATGGAAAGGTTTACCATGTATCAAAGGTATAAAATCACTATCAGTTAATCCTTTGTATCTTAAATATGGTTTCATACCATCATATTGGCTTGATGATTTACTATTACCATATAGACTTGTAGTTTCAAACAATGATAAGTTCATACCATATTTGTTATTTAATTTTTCTCTTATTGTATGACTACAACATATGGCAGCCAATAGTTTACCACCTAGATAATTAAAACCAAAAGGTTGAGTTGGTACTATTACAAATCCCATTATAGATGTTTTATTAAAACTTACTAATTCTGGTACGTGAGTTAATAATTCATTTCTTGGTTTCATGTTTATAACTGGAGAACCACATCTTATAAAACCTACCCACTGATTAGTATTCTTTTCTTTTACTGCAATCTTTAAATTTTTACCAGGCACACTTGACATATTAGTATGAGAAGAAGTCATATTTAATAATGTATCATATGTTTCATTATCAGGTTCCAATATTTCAAATTCCATATCTTTAGGCGACATATCAAATTTAGAAAACATATCACTATCTAAAGTCATTCCAGGTAATGCAGCCGGTATATTTCCTATTTGAGATAATTTTTGATCTCTCATATATTCATCTATACGACTAAACTTTTCAAAGTAATTATTGAATATACCAGCACAATGCAATGCTTGGTCACCTGTTAAATTTTTAGTTTTCATCTGTTTATTCTATCATTAAATTGTAAATTTGTCAACCTGGTTTCCCCATACGTCCCAACCAGGCATAGAAGTTCTAGCAAATAATTCTATACGTGGTAAATCTCCACATAGTTTAACTATATCGTCTCTAATTCTATCTGGTTTTCTACTATGTTCTCTACGTTCACTCACAACCAATCTATCTACGTTGGCACCAACTCGTTTTGGTTTACCTTTTGTTGCAAGTATACAAGTCTCTGTATTGGCTCTTGTCCAATAACCTGGACCTTTAAAAAAATAGTTCTTGATTCGATTCTTGTTCGTCTTCACCCACGTAAAGCCTACGGTCTTGTAATCAAAACCCCACTTCTCAACTATAGGTATTTGTTTGTGTAATAATGGATCGGTACACCACATAAACAATACACAATCTTTATCTGCAATATCTCCAACTGGTAAATTTTCTATATCTTTCATTGTCATTGTAGGATAATGATTTTCTGGATTAGTTTGAGCACTCTCATTATTATAATTTTGGAAATGCCACGGAGGATCGGCGTATATTATATTATATGTCTTTTTAATATCCATAACTCAAAGCTAAATACCTGAAAATAAAAATTGTCATTATAAATCTTGGTATAGACCAAGATGTTTTTATTGCTAATAACATACCTAAAGAAAATGACCAATGCAAGGTAATTAATAGTATTAATGTTAAATCAAATGTTTTTATCATTGTAATCTGTATTCAAAATTTTGAGTATCTTCATTGATACCTATTTGTTTGGCACCATTTCTAATATGAAAGTGTGTTGCCATTGTTGTTAATGGAGATAATGTTACCAATTTTTCATACTTATTATCTTTAACCCATTCACCTAATTTGTTAATAATCTCTTTACCTGCACCTTTTTTTCTTGACCATACAGTATATGCTATTACAATTTTGCCGTCTTTAACTCTGGACATATAATCCATTTCTCTAACAGTATGTGGTACTTCAGGACAAATTGCAATACAAACAATTGATTCAATCTCATCATTATATTTTAATCCAAATATCTTTCTACCATGTGTAATTCTAAAACCTAATGTTAATTCAGGTCTTACAGGATCCTCTGATACATCTATGTTGTCTAATTCAACAAGTTCAGTACCTTTAACCCATTTAAAAAAATCACTTATGTTATCTTTAAATTTTTTCATATAAACTTTAAATATTTTTTTTGATAATTTAAATCATCTTTTAAAACACCAAGAAAATAATTTGTAACAGTGGTTGCATTTTCTTTTTTAATACCTCTCATGGTCATACATTGGTGTGAAGCGTTTATGGTTACTGCAACACCTTTTGGTTGTAAAACATCCATAATTGTATTTGCAATTTGCATTGTTAATTTTTCTTGTGTTTGTAATCTCTTTGAAAATACCTCTACTACTCTAGCAAGTTTACTTAAACCAACTACTCTTTTGTTTGGAATATATGCAACATGAACAACTCCAACTATTGGAGCCATATGATGTTGGCAATGACTATGAATTGAAATGTTTTTTTGTATAACCATTTCGTCATAACCTTGTACATCGGCTAATGCTTTTTCTAAAATTTGTTTTGGGTCTTCGTGGTAACCTTTAAAATATTCTTTATATGCATTCACTAATCTTTTTGGTGTAGCTTTAAGTCCTTCTCTTGTAGGGTCTTCACCTATCCATTTAATAATTTTAGTAAAAGCTTCTTCAACTTCAACGTCTCTCACCACCTGGTATCGTTTACTTATTCCATTTTTCATCCAAAAAATGCCTCCAAAGTTGCTTTCTTTTCCTGTGACCAACCTATAGATTGTAATATAAATCTCATAGGATCAAGGAATGTTTTTTCAAATTGTGTTTCGTAATCTATATATTTCTTTAAATCAAATTCAAATGGTAACGTTGTAATATAACTAATCACATCAAATCTAAATGGATTTGCCTGTATTAATTTAAGAAACTTTATCTTATCTCCTTCTTTTATGTAAGGATATTTCTTATGTAATTTCATTTCTTTTAATTTATGATTGTATATTAAAGAACCTTTTACATGTATTGGTGTTCCTTTACTAAAGATAGTTGCTGGGTTTCTATACTTACCAATATTATTACATGATCTAGGAAAGGATATTTGTTCTGGTGCCATTTCTAAAAATTCTTTTTTAAAGTCTGCAATAAATTTTTGTAAAGTAGGTTCATCTTTATTCATAATAATTTGAATTGCCTCTTTAATTTTACCTCTACAAACTTGTGGTGTTGATGATTTAACTGCCTCAATACCCATAATCTTTAATTTAGGATCAGCTAATCTTACTCCTTCATCATCTAATACGTTTAACATATATCTTTTCTTTGCAACCCATATTCCTTTGTTGGCAATTATTTCTCGTTTCATTACCATACAATTTTTAAATGCATTTGAATATTCAGATAGTTCATTAAAACATTTTTTAATATATGGTTCTACTCTACTATCAACAACCTTATCAATAAAATTACATATCTGTTCATTTGTTTTACCTTGACAAGTCTTTTCAACTAACTTATCCATCGTCACATAAATTGAATCTGTATCAGACGCAACAATATAATCATACTCTGATTCTAAAATCTTATTCATATAATCATTTACTTTTTCCTCAATATATCTAATAATGAATTGACCTGTTGTAGTAATAGCACTTGCTTGTCTTACATCATAAAATCTAAAGTATTGGTTACCAACTGCACCATAAGCTGAGTTTAAAGCAATCTTTCTTGCCCATTGTATATTGTGACATCTAGAAATTTCTTTTAATAATTCGGGATCCTTATTCTTTTGATATAATTTTTTAGCTGTTAACATACGTTTCTTATAAACAACACGTTCATTGTACATGGTCTCCATCATTTCTGGTAAGAAACCTTGACTATCATTTTTAAACTTCGCACCGTTAGGTGTTACACAAGCATTTTCTTTTTTTAAATAAGATAAATCTATTTTCCGTTTTAACATTTTATTTACAGAAATACCTGAAGGATCCTGTCCTATTATTTTCTCTGGCGAAATATTATATTGTATAATGATATGTGGATATAGTGAGTTAATGTCAAAAGAAACTACCCACTTATGCTGACCGACTTTAGGGTCTTTTACATAAGCGCCTTCATATTTTGTATCTTTAATATGTTCTTCTCTTGGTGGTATACATATATTTTTTGCCAATAAATGATTTGCAATTAAAGTATCCCACACTCTTACTTGTGAAAATATATCATCATAGTTTACTTTAGATTCATATGCAACAGTTAATGCTAGTTCAATTAAACCAAGTTTATCTTCCAAGGCGTCAACAATTTCAACGTCTTGTATGTTATAATCAATAAACTTTTGGAAATCTTTTTCATAAAAATCTTTAAATGTTTCAAAAGGATTTACATGTTTCTTTTTACCTAGTTCTAACTCACCAATAAAATCTAGTTTATAACTTTCTTGTCTTGTTGGTATAAACCATCTATAACAATCAAGATAATCTAACATCACAATACCCTTTAAAGTATATGTTGTTTGAGGTCTACCTCTTACTATGATTTCATTTTTTTCTATTAAATTCCATGGCGACATTCTAGTTGCAACCTTTTCGCCTGCAATTAATTTAATCCTATTCATTAAATATGGTAAATCAAAAAACTTGGTATTCCATCCTGTAATAACATCTGGATGATTCTTTAACCAAAATTTCATAAACTCCATTATTAAATGTTGTTCAGTTTTACATTTTACATAGGTAACATCTAGTCTATCTGTTTTATATTCACCAGTTCCCCATGTTATAACCTGTTTATTAGTTTGATTTTTAACAGTGATACAAATAATTTCTTCAATAGGATTTTCTACATCTGGAAAACCATCAGTGACCGTAGTCTCAATATCCATTGTGAATATCTTAATAAACTTTTTATCCCATTTTATATTTTTAGGAAATTGGTCATTAATATATTGATAATGAAAACGTTCTAAACCGTAAATAGGAGAATTATCGGTTGCAACGTCTCGTCTAAATCTTCTTGCGTCATTAATGTTTTTGAATTTAATAGGATTAAGATTGCGATTATCTAAAGTTTTAAATTTTGTATTTTTTTGTGTGATAGAATATAGAGTAGGACCAAAGTCTATCTTTTCTTTATAGTCTTTGCCATCATGTATACCTCTAACTAGAAGTTTACCTTTGTGTTCTATAACTGATTTATAAAAGTTTATCATCAAGTAAATGTAAAGTTATGCCATCAAGTTCTTTTGTTAATGATATTTGACAACTCAATCTGCTAATACCTTTTTTATATCCTTTTTCATATTCTAATAATTCTTGTTCACTGCTATTATAATCTATGGGATCTAATTTGGCAATCCAGGCATTGTTTACATGTACGTGACAAGTAGCACAAGCACAACAACCACGGCAGTCAGCAGGAATTTCCGGTAAACATGCCTCTTTAGCTGCTTCCATTATAGTGAAACCAGCAGGCACCTTTACTTGGACTTTCTCATTGTTTGTCCTAATAAAGTTTACTGTTATCACGTTGCTTCTGTTATTAACTTTTGATTCTTTGTTATAATTGAGCTTGTGTTTTGTTCGTAAGATGTTCTTATCTCATCTTTAGGTTCTGTCATAAAAACTATTTTATCTTTTGATATAGTGACAGTTTCCTTTTTACCAAAGGCATTGTACAGAGACATCATTAATTGTAATGGTTGTCCTGGACCTTTTCGTTGAGGTATAATCACGAATGGATTTTTTAAACTCACGCCTTGGTCGTTCTCACCTACCTTGGCAATTACATCTTCGCCTGTAGATAGTCTTAATATTTTCACTTCTTGCATAATATCTCCTATTGTATTATTTAATATAACACATTACCTATAAAAAGGCAATGTTTTACTTCTGTTCTTTGTCAACCGGTTTTAGTCTTTTACTTAATACAAACGTCCTATTAGGGTTAACACTAACATTCATTTGTCTCATTAAATCTCTATTAATTAATAAATCTGATCCTGATCTTGGTCTACTATCTAATCCTACCTCTACATCTTTATAGGTAAAACCATTAAAGGTTAAATCTAATAATATTGTAGGTCTAATTTCAGAAGGTTCGTTTGTAGCATTTGCTCTAAAAATTTTACTTTGACCAAATTTAGGTTTCTCATAAGTTTTACCATTATATTTCCATTTAACAGTTTTCTTATCTGATATAATTTTATCGGCATGTAAAGCACAAGCTTTTGATCCGTTACCACTATCAAACTTAGCTCTAACTTTATCTACATCGGCAACGTCAACAGTTTCTAACCAACCACATTCTATAAGTGATTGTCTATCCCAATGACTTCTATCTTGAATATAATCTACAAGATATTCCATCATTTTTTCACCGTCTATTCTACCAGATGGTTCTGGATCAGAATAATAATCTTTGTATTGGTAACCTTGATAATCAGCACCTGATCCTGGACTACCATTGATTTCTAAAATGTATGGTTTTTTATTGTGTATTATATGGTCAACTCCTACCATATATGCCTTTGAAGCTCTTGAAGCTTTTAAAATTAATTCATGTTCTTCATCATTTAAAGTATAAGGGTGTGCCTCGGCACCTCTATGAGTATTTGATCTAAAGTCATATGAGCTATGTACTCTTTTTGTACTTGCAATAACTTTGTTATCTAAACAAAAAGTTCTTACATCAAACTTTGTAGGCATAAATTCTTGTATTAAAAGTTCAGATTCTAATTTCCACATTGCTTGTACAGTTGCAACAAGACCTTCATAACTTTCAATTTTAATTACTCCGATACCTTGTGTACCTGTTAATGTCTTTAAGATAAGTGGAAACTTACCACCAATCATATCTATTCCAGTTCTTATATTATTCTCGTTAGATATAAATGCTGTTTTTGGTGTAGCTATACCAAACTTTTCAAATAGTAAAGCTGACGTTAATTTGTTATCACAAGTCATCATAGCTTGTCTTGTGTTTAACATAAATGATTGTGAGTTTTGAAAGGCAGAGATTAAAGACAGTCCAGCTTCGTTCTCCACTGCACCACCTCGTGTTATAACAACGGTATCTTTACCTGTAAAGGTATGTTCACCATTCTTACCATCGTAATTATAGACAGTAAGGGTGTTCTTATCTTCGTCTTTTGCTGTGATTATAGTAGATGTTGTATTAACAATAACGCATTTAGTTTTTTGTTTTTTACACGCCTTTTCTATAAGTTCAACAGTTGAATCCTTTTGAGGATCCTCTGAATCATTTATAGTAAGTATAGCAATCGTGATCGGTTTATCTTTACGACCAGGGTTTTGCTCTGTTATATAATCTCTAAACTTTGGTATCTGCATTATCAGGTTTCTCTTCCTTCGGAAGAGGCTTCTCTTCCTTAACTATTTTCTTACCTATGTTATATTTAGCGGATAATATCCACTCTTTTTTCTCTTTAAATGGTAATACTTTAATCTGTGATAATGGTGCTCTGTTTTCTTTTGCTGTATCTTTGTCTAATATATTAATTAAATTCCAGTCTTGTAGTAATACTGCTATTGTATTTCTACGTTGTATATCATTATTAATTAGAGTAGCCTTCTTTCCATCTAAAGCAAAAAGCTCTTTAAAATGTACTATGTAATACTTTCCTTGTTTGTGTAGTATGTGGCAAGATTGAAAAAGGGTCTTATCTTTTCTACTTGCTACGCCTATTCTGGTAAGTGTCTCTCTAACTTTTAAGAAATCGTCTGGTTGATTCAGAGTTACCTCTAACATCTGATCTTGTGACCACTTTACTTCATCATTCATTTTCTTCTCCCGCCTTTGTATAAGGCTTGTTTAATTTTATCTATATGTTCTTTTGAGAGTACTTGTAGTGCTTGACGTGCTTTATCATTACTATATCCATAATACTCTTTTACATATTCCAAGTCAACCAACTTAATTTGTTTGATCCACTTCCCACCAAAACGTTTCTTTGGTCTGATACTATTTAGTAAAAATTGAAATTGTATGTCTTTGTCCAAGAAGTGATAACCATTCATTTCATTGGCATGTGGAAGTGTATCCCAAAACATGGATAAACACTTATTAATGATGTAGGGAGGGTACTTTTTAATCCAGGCAATATCGCTGGTCTTCAAAAGGTTAACTTTTGTTTCGTTTATAGCTTTTAAATAATCTTTTAATTCGTACATAATATAAACTAGTGCCTTGAATCAATTTTATTTAAGTTCTACTGTTCCGCCAGCGTCTTCTAACTTCTTCTTTAATTCTTCAGCATGTGCTGTTTCAAGGTTTTCTTCAACCGTTTTAGGTAAATCTTCAACAAAATTTTTTGCTTCCATTAAACCTAATTCTAATACTTCTTTAACAACTTTTAATACACCCATTTTCTTTTCACCAAAACTTTTTAATATAACTGTAGCTGTATTCTTTTCTTCTAAAACTGCAACAGGTGTTGGAGCAGCCGCTTGTAAATTACTTGCTTGTATTCCCCACTGATCTTCCATTATTTTGGCCATATCAGCAGCTTCTTGCATAGTTAATTTACCTATTTCATTTACTAATTTGTTAATGTCTGCCATTATCTCTTTCGTTTTCTGCCCATGTAACTCTCACTTGGCTCATAATTCCATTTATGTCCATGATGACCTCTTACATCTGCATACCACATTCTCATTTTTACTATCAACACTCTCCATAGTGTTCTCTTTGCCATTTCTTTTCTTAATTCCTTTCATTGATTTAAAAGGCATTTGCCTCTCTGAACATATTTAGTAAAACGTTTCCTTTCATCACTTGAATTTACAATTTGCCATAATCTCTGTTAGGCAGGCTATTACATTAATTTCGTGGTCAGCCACAAAGGCTGCCTTGTATTGGTAGCCAGCAATTATTAATATCGCTTGAGGTACGGATTTAGGTTCTAAACTTTCATATAGAACATCATAGACACCTCTGAATAGATCAGTAGCGTCCATATCTAAATGTTGGATTACCCACTTCCTCATACTATCAAACTCTTTTTTCTTCAGGTAACCCATAAGATTCTTATAGTCTGTTTCTTTTAAATTGAATAGAATACCACTGTCAATCTTACCACGTACAGAATATCTTTGAAGTTCGTTGATAGTTCTTCTAAAATCTGGATAATGTTTTTCAATTAACTGAGCTAATATTTTTTTATCATACTCAATTTCTTGTTCTTTTAAGATACTTTCCAAACGTTTCATAAAAGCAACAGCAGTTTTCCCTCTTTGACCATTAGAAACTTTGAAGTCAATAACAGTACAACGACTATGTAAAGCTGGTATGATTTTGTTCTTATAGTTACAAGTAAATATAAATCTACAGTTATTATAAAAACTTTCTATGAAATTTCTTAAAGCAGGCTGTACCGATTCGGCATTCATATAATCTGCCTCGTCAATTATGACTACTTTATGTTTTGATTCTGTATTGAAAGATACAGTTGTTGCAAAGTTTTTAATCTTATGTCTTAACGTATCTATTTGACGGCCTTCATCTGATCCATTGATTACAATATAATCAAGGTTTAATTCTTCACATAAAGCACGAGCAACAGTTGTCTTACCAGTACCGGCAGTACCAGTTAATAACATGTTTGGTAGTTCTTTTTTAGATAGAAATTCTAAAAAGGTATTCTTTGTATCTTCTGATAAGATACATTCATCTATTGTTTTGGGTCGGTATTGTTCTACCCACAAAAAATCTGTCATAGACCAACTCCTTAAAATTCAGAGTCAGGTTCTAATGCAATCCAATATTGGACGTTTTTTGCTCTACTAATGAAACTAGATATTTTTGCTTTTGATATTGCTACATCATAATCATCTGGTATCATCTTAAAGTTTTCTGATTTAAAGTAAGCGGTAAACTTAACATTTGATTTTCCGATTACAGAAGACACTACGTTAGAAGTCTTGTTTTTCTTATCAGTAGCTACTAATTTAATATCTTTACCATCGCCTATTACAGCAACATCTGGTAAATTTAAAGTTGTAACGCCTTTATGTAGTTCAGCCAAGTCATCATTTTTTAATTGAAATGAAACATGTTTATCTGGCATGTTAATCTTATTAGGTGTAAACACCGTAGATTTATCAGAGAAGAAATACTTAACTGATTTTCTTCCCTCTTTAGCTTCACTGATAGTCATTGAAGCACCACCATTAAACGTTAGTTCAGGACTTTTAAATAAATCCAATGATCTTAAAAATTGTGGTAGATCATAGATAGCAAATTCACTATCAAATTTTTCTTTTATTTCAGCCTCTGCTAAAATATTTCTCATATTGGAAATAGTTTGTATCTTATTTCCTGGCTTAATTAAAATGTTCTGATTTATATCAGAGAAATTTTTTAACAAAGCTATTGTGTTTGTGGACAAGTTCATTTTGTAATCACTCCTATTCATAATTTAACTTTTCTTTTTGGAGCGGATACTTGGTACTGCCCCAAGTTCTACAGGTTGGAAACCTATCATAATACTTTTATACGACATCCGCATTTTCTATACTATATCAATTTGTTCAAAATGTCAAGCCTCCAAATATTTCAAGACATTTTCTGGTGAAGATACTCCATAAGGATCCGATGGATCATTAAATTCTTTACCAGGTTCAACGAACATTTTTATTATATCACCATTGTGTACAATAGCTGCATATCTCCATGAACGGTAACCAAAACCAATGGCCTCTTTGGTAACTAACATATCTAAACTCTTTGTTAGTTCGCCATTGCCATCTGGTATCATTTTAATGTTTTTGATTTGTTCGTTGGTTTTCCATGCATTCATAACAAAAGAATCATTTACTGATATACAATAAATCTCATCTATGCCATGTTCTTTGAATTTCGTATACAGGTTGTCATAACCTGGAAGTTGTTGTGATGTACAAGTTGGTGTAAAAGCTCCTGGTAAACTGAATATAATTACTTTCTTATCTTTAAAGTAATAGTCAGTAGTTCTATCAACCCATTTACCATTGGAAAAATTACAAGCACCTGATTCGGATATATCACCTTCACGTGTTTTAAATTTTATATTCTTTATTTCCATAATATTATCTCACTTTAACATAAAATCAGGAGGAAGTCAATGCTCCCTCCCAATCCATTATTTATTTAACTTGTACTAATTTTGACCAATTGTCTTTACCAACTACTTGTGGAAAGAAACCAGCCGCTTTCATCCAATTGGTTTTACAACCTAATTGTTTTAATCTATTAATTCCTTCATTCCAATCCTCTAAAGTTCTTTTTCTTTTTTCACTTATTGGAGATTTGGGTGTAGGTCTTGATACATGAAATATAACTTGACAATTGTTACCGGTCTCAAGGTACTTGGTTATCATTCTATGGTAAGTTCTATAAGCACCACCTTGTTTACAAATAAATGTATGTACACCATTGGTTTCCTTACCATCATAATTATATTTAATAGACGAATC